AAAGAGTGTCATCATAACCATGTTCCCCATTGGCGTACACATGTTCACAGAACATGAACAAACATAACATAACATTAGTTAACACTAACTAACACCACACAACACCGCCTCGCTCCGCTCGGCGTGGTCTCACTCCGTTCAACCTACCTAGCCTTACTACGTTCGGCTCGGCTTAGGTTCGCTCCGCTCACGCACCACACGGCACTACACAACCCAACCTAACAATGTTCAACGTGAAACATTGACACGCTCGGGTCCGTAGTGGATTATGTGAAATTATAAAAACACTTGTATTCTAGAATATGTGTGCTATAATTAGGGTACAAAGAAATGGAGGGTTTAAGAAATGAAACACTATAGTATTAGAAATATTTACATTGATTATGAAGGTATTCAATGTGAATGTTATTTATCTAGGAATAGAATTAAAAGGTCTGTATATAACTTTATCTATGGGCAGATAAATACACCTATTTTAGATTATTTAGAAGAGCATAACTTACAGGTAAGTGTATATTGGAATTATAAATGGTCTCAACCGGTTGCTCATATTCCACAAGCAAAAGGATATCCGGCTGTAATATATGGATTAGGTAAAGATTTAGGATGGCTTAGTAAATCTTTGGAGCGTAGACATTATGAGTAGAATTTACAAACATTCATATAATCCAAGTGATATAACAATGGATAATATCAATAGAATTGTTGATATTATAGAGACGTATTTATGTGATTATAAACTTGGTTTTCATTTAGTTTATCAGCGTAGGAATTTAATAAGAATGGATATTCGTAAATTAAATTCAAAGAGTGTAATAGCTAGTTATTCGTTTCGCTATAGCACTATGACGTTATTTAAACGGAAGGTTTTACAAGGCGCTGTGTCACTTGAGGATATGATTAAAGAAAATGAGAGACGAGGATATAATTATGATTAGTAATTTAATCCTTGCAAGTTTTATAATTTGGGTGCTATTATCTATATACCAAATATATCAGCATTGCAAAGGAAACTTCAAATATTATAAAGTGTCAAACAGATACATAAATTTCATTATATTATTAATTATAATGTTAGTTATGTGGTTTGTATTAATAAATATACAAATTGATGAATTATTGGAGGTGCGACATGTAAAATGTTAATAAGTTATGACTTTTCTATAAAAGCGTATAGGTTGTAAATTGTTATGCTACTACAAAATTAGACAACTTGAAATAAATTAATTGAAAAAGCAATAGTTAAAATTAAAAGGAGAATATTAAAATGGAAAATTTAGGAAATGAAGTAATGGCAATGGAAAATACAGGTTTAGTTGTGACTGAGGACATGACTTATGAGCAACGTGTTAACTTATTCAACGCTGTTAACAATGCTGAGGGATTGAGCGATCAAGTTGGTAAAGATTTATTTTTAACAGGTTTTATTGTACAAGACGTAGAAAAGGAAAATGATAGAACAGGTGAGATTATCTGTAGTAAGCTAATCACTGTAATTGATAAGGAAGGCAAGGCATACGCCACAAATTCAAAACCTTTCTTGCAATCATTAAAGCAACTTAAACAAGTGTTTAACTATGATTGGACAAAGCAACCAATTCACGTTGTGATTATTCAGAAGAAATCGAATTCAAGCAGTAATAAATATTTGTCAATGGCTGTGAAATAGCCTAGTTAATTAAGGGTGTTAGCCAACACCCTTTTATTTTATCTTAAAAGGGGGTGTTTAAATTGGCTAAAATGAGAAAAAGCACGAAAGATGTTAAGCGGTTGCGTAACGCAATCGCAAGTGCTAAACGAACCGCCACAAGAGCGCAAAACCTAGGGCAAGACGTTGTATTTAATGACATTCGTTCTATAAAAGATTTTAATGATCGTAAAGAATTTAATAAGTATTTGAGAGATATCGAGAAATTTAATAAAGAGAATCGTTACATTGAAAATCGGTATGGCGTTGTTTTTAATAGAAATGACATTGAAAAGGCTAATAAGCTAGTGGATAAACAGAACAAGCAAAGAAAAAAACTAGCTAAAAGTGTCGGGTTAACGAAATTAAAAGAAACAAAAGGCGGTATCGCAACGGGTGTTAGTGTTAGAAACGCGTTATCTGTTTTAAAAGATGACAGAGGCGGATTTTTTGAACCCGTCCACCATGTTAATATCCAGAGTTATAGATATCCTAAACAATTAGCTAATAGAATTGAAAGTTTAGAGGAAAATACTAAAAAGAAAAATAAAAAAATTACGAATTTAAGGTTGAATTATGAAACAGCTTTAGGGAAACATGTTAGAGGGAATATAATTACAGAAGAAGAAGCGAAAGAAATTTTAAAAGATATAAAATCTTTATCAGATAAAGATTTTATAAAATGGTTTTATCAAGAAAGAAAAGCACTTAATACGTTTAAATATTTAGATTTGAGCCGTGAGTATACAGAAAACCAAATGTTTGTTAACGAACAGCTTAGTCGAGCGTTAAAATCAGATATGGCAGATGTAAGAGAAAGTTTAGCCGTATTTACCGGACGCGCTTATGTTAAAAATGGTGTTGTTAAGTATAAATAATGTAAAGGGGGTTGTAGTATGGCAAAGAAAAAAGGTCCAAAAGAGATTTGGGCATGTGATTTTGAAACTACAACCGACCCTTTAGACTGTAGAGTGTGGGCATGGGGCGCAAGTTTTGTTGAAGATTCTAATATAAAAGAATATGGAAATGATATAGATGGTTTTATAGAATGGTGCAAAGAAAAAACGCGAAAATTATATTTCCACAATTTAGCATTTGATGGTGAGTTTATTGTAAGTTGGTTATTAAATAATGGGTTTGAATATTCCGAAAAACCTAAAACCGGATGTTTTAAAACAATTATATCGAATACAGGTTTGTGGTACTCCATTGAAATATGGTGGAAATATTCAATTTATAGGTCCACAAAAACAACTATATGGGATTCGTTCAAACTGATACCCTTTTCAATTAAGAAAATAGCACATGATTTTAACCTTCCAATTAGAAAGTTAAAGTTAGATTATACGACTAAAAGAGAAAAAGGACATGTGTTAACTCCTCATGAAGTTGATTATTTATTTAATGACATCGATATTGAAGGTATGGCCTTGAATGAATGCTTTAAGTTAGGATTTAACAAAATGACAGCTACCAGCTGTAGTTTTGAATCTTTTAAGAAAACTCTGCCTATGGCGTTTGAAAAGATATTCCCAACGTTAGAAATGAATGTTGATCGAGATTTAAGACCGGCTTATGCTGGTGGCTTCGTTTGGGCTAATCCGGAACTAAAAGAACAAGAAATATCTCAAGGTATTGTATTCGATGTAAACTCACTTTTCCCATCACGTATGTACTACGAAAATTTGCCATACGAAACACCTATTTATTTTGAAGGTGAATATCAGCAAGATGATGAATATCCTCTGTGGGTAGGCGTGATTAGTTTTGCGTTTGATATTAAAAAAGATCATATACCTTGTATTTCATTAGATAAGTTTAGTCGATTTTTTGGAAGTAAAAAATATGTGGATAGTTCAAACGGTGATGTTATACGAATGACTGTCACAAGTGTTGATTGGGAGTTATTTAATGCACAATATGATATTTATGACGTTGAGTTTCATAACGGCTATAAATTTAGGGGTTGTGTAGGTATCGCAAGGGAGTTTATTGATGAGCAGATGGAAGTTAAGAAAAATTCCAAAGGTGCACAGCGATTTATCGCTAAAAGAAAAATGAACTCTGTTTATGGCAAATTCGCAACGAACCCAAATGTAACACCTAAAATTCCATTTATTGATAAGGATGATGGGGTGTTAAGGTTACACGATCCTATGTTTACAACTTTTGAAAATGGTGAGGTGAAAGAGGTTATTGACGAACAATTCCGCGATCCTATTTATCTTCCGTATGGTGAATTTGTTACGGCATATGCACGTAAATATACAATTAGCACTGCGCAAAAGGTAGGTATCCATAGAGTTGCATACATTGACACGGATTCAATACATTTAGTTGGTACACAAGTTCCGGACGCAATAAAAGATATTATTGATGACAAAGAACTCGGGTATTGGGGTCTAGAATCTGTATTTAATAGGTCTTATTTTATTGGCGCTAAGTCTTATGTGGAAGAAATTGAAATCAGTTATAAGGAATATGTGGAACACCAACAAGAGTTTATTAGTGATAATGACTGTAAAGATAAGTTGTATTACATTCGTGACGGTGTTTGTTATTATCTAAATGTAAAGTGCGCCGGTATGACGCAAAAGGCAAAACAAAACGTAACATATGATAACTTTAGAGTTGGTAACGTTATTAATGATTGTTTGAAAAAGACACATGTACCTGGTGGTATTGTATTAGTTGACAGGCAATTCAGTATAAAAAGTAGGTAAGGAGGTTGATAAGGTGATAAGTGTTTTATCTAGCATAATAAAATATTTAATTATGGGCTTATGTTGTTTGAGTGTAACATTTCTATTCACTGTTTACGCAATAGGAATGATACTAATGATTATATGGATTATAAAGGAGTGAAATTTATGAATTTATTGTTAAATATAGTGGTCGTCGTTTTCGTTGGTTTGATTATAGATTATAGTTACAACAATTTGCGCAATGAAAATAAAATCTTACGAAAAGATGTTGATGAATTACAATATAAGTTGTTAACTTATGAAAATGGTGGAATATTTGAAGAGTGTGATAAGAGGTTGAAAGAATTTAATGAGATCATGTTCGGAAGTCCTCCATTGAAGAATAAAGTTGTAATTGTAAGAAGTATAAAAGATTATGATTATAGCGCATATAGAAAAGATATAGACGCGCTAAATGAATATTTAAAAGATGGTTGGAGCATTGTCAATCATGAAACAAATGAATTTGTTCACACGTACATATTAGGCAAGCCGTTAGCATGGTCTAAAGAAGGTGATAAATATGATGAGCGATAAGTCAAAAGAAAACCGGAATAAATGGTATAGAGATCATGTTAATAAGTATTGTGTATGCGTTAATAAAGATGAAATTGAAGTGGTCGATTATATTGAAGATTTATTGAAATCAAAAAAATTTAGTAAATATGTAAAAAATAAAATTAAAGAAGATTTGGAAAAAAATAAATAGTATGTTAATATAATGGTGTAAGGAATAAAGAACGGAAATCAGACATGTATGTTAGGATTACTCGCGGTGAAACGTGCTAACAACATAATTAGTCATAGTAAACTAGCTGGTAACACTTTAAACTTTACAACATATATTTATGAAACCCTCTTAAAAGAGGGTTTATTTTTATATTGACTTTATAAAAATGGTAGAATATATTAGTAATTAGAAGGGATGTGTAAAAATGGAACGTGATGAACTTAGAGAAAAATTTACGGAAGTGTTGACAGTTGAAGATCAAGCGGAACGTTCAACTATGCTAAATGATATGCGAGCGGAAGTTGAAAAAAACTTTAAAGAATTAGATGATTTAAAAGCTGAAAACACAAAATTAGTTGAAAAGAACAATTCGTTAACAGAAGCAAACTCAAAGTTATTTATGCAAATTGGTGTCGAAAAATCCGGTGGCGAAAAACCGAAACATGTTGCACCAATGGACTTACGAAAATTAGGTATTTAATGAAAGAGGTGATTATGTATGGGAAAAACAACAGGAAAAGACGTAACTAAAACGTTACAAAATGATTTGGGAATGGACCACGAACCAACCGGTCAAGAAGTTGCCAGTGCGATGTATGCAATGAGTTCAAGCAACTTTAGAAGTACGATTGGAGACCCAAACGAAACGAGCTCTTTAGAGTTTATGAATGGTTTACTAGAATATCCGGACACTTTAGGTGTTGAGTTTATGAATTTAGCGACACGTATCGGTAAAGTGATCGCGCACCGCAATATTTTAACGAATAAATTAGCACCATTTAAAATGGAAAACATGCCGTTAGGCTATACAATGGAAGAATATTTTGTGGAATGCGCTAAAGAGCACGAATATAACCAAGCAGACGCGGAAAACACACTGTTTAAGCGTAGTTTACCGGATATTAAAACGGCTTTCTACGTAGTAAATAGAAAATCATATTATCCGGCTACAATTACGGATGACGATTTACGTAAATATTTTGTAACTTGGGATGGTGTAAATAGTTTGATCGCACGTATTGTTGATTCTATGTATAATGGTGATAACAAAGATGATTATAACTATATGAAATCCGCTTTAGTTACTCATTATGAAAACGGACACATGAAAATTGTAAATACGAATGCTGTAACAGATACGGATACGGCTAAAGAATTAGCACGTAAAATTACAGAATACGTATCTTATTTAACCGAGCCAACAAATGAATATAACGCTATGGCAGTTACCAAACAGAACGAATACGACGATATTTACGTTATTCTAAATGGTAAAACAAATAGCTACTTAAATATTGATTGGTTAGCTCAGACATTCCAACTAGAGTTTGCGCAATTCAAAACACATGTGTTAGTATTGCCAACTTTACCAAGTACGGCACAAGGTACTATTGAAGCTATTGTATGTGATAGTGAAATCTATCGTGTGTTTGACCAAAAGTATAGTGTAGGTGTGGCTTATAATGCCAAGGGATTATATTGGAATTATTTTTTGCATCACTGGGAAGGAATTGCAACTAGTCGATTTGCAAACGCAATTGCATTTGTTTCTGGTAATGTTGAGGAAAAAGTTACAGCGATTTATTCAAACCCGCAAGTTGTTGAAGTGCGTAAAGGTGCGACTATTACCGTGCCATTTACAGTTCAAACAAGTGGTTTAAATGCTAAGTATAGTTTAACTGCTACATCTAGCATTGATGATAAAGTTAAAGCTACAATCGAAAGCGATTTAAAACACGTTAAGATTGAAGGATTAGAAGCGATTGACGCGGAAGGTTTAGCAACTGTAACAATTAAAGATACAGTTTCCGATGTAACTTGTGATATTAAGGTTGTATATAACGTATAGTTATGTTATAATATCGGTGTCATGAGTAGGACATGACGCCCCTCCTTTCTATTATTTAGGTGAATACAAGCGGGAAAAAGAGTTATTAATTTAACTCTTTTTCTTTTATTTTTAATTATTTTGTAATAGTATGTATTTGAAGGTGGTGAGATCATGTTAAGAAAAATTAAAAAGAAACAATCAGCAAGTCAGACAATTAAAGAACAATTTGAGCAAAATCAAGAGATCAAAATAGATATTGATAATTTTTTGCCTAAGTTTGACGAGGTAAAATTAAGTGGTAAAAATTTAGCTCAAAACTATGTAAGTGAATTTAACACGGGTATGAATATTTACCAATGTTTAAATTACTTACAAGGTTATATTGGATGGCTTGTAAAAGCTGTGAACGATGTTGTTAAAAAATGGAATAAAAATATTGAGGACATGATTAAGTATTGTATTGAATTGTCTAAAACCGAATTCGATAAACACTGGGCTGAGTTAAAACCTCAAGTTATTGAATTGACAAAACAGACAACAATTAATCAATTTAACCAATCATGGGAAGAATTAAAACCTCAAGTTATTGAATTGACAAAACAGACAACAATTAATCAATTTAACCAATCATGGGAAGAATTAAAACCAGAGTTAACACAATATGTTAATAATACAATTAACAATTATATTGATAATCAAGACTCTAGAATTGGTAAGATGTATGATGACTTGTCTTTATTGTTAACGAACTTGAAAAATAGTGGTGCTTGGACGCAAACAGGTGCAACTATTTTCGACGGTCATATGACAGACGGTAGAAACATCGCAACCGGTAATATTAATATCTTTGGTGGAAGTGTTGACGGCGGTTCATACATCCGTACAAATAACGGAAGCTCTGAAAATGATTTGGCTGGTGGTGTGTAATGACATGGCAATATTTTTATGGTGCATATGACAACACCGGACCATATGCAAATGTAGTTTTAGGTGGTTCACCGGACAATACAGGACCGTTTGGAGCACCATTAGCAACCGCCCATGCGTTCGGATTTGGTAAAGGCATTAACTTTACAGATAATGGAAACTATGGCGTAACGTTTATATTAGATTTAGTAGGTTACGCTATAACAGACGCTGGGCAGTACGAGGCAGATGGGTATTATGTTGGTGATACTTCTACACAGTATAATTATTTTATTATCATATCAAAGTCAACAGACAATCAAGCCTCATGGACTCAATTATTAAGAGAAAAGATATTTACGCACACCGGGCAAATGCCCTTAAATTATCGTCAAGGCTGGGATGGAACAGCAAGAGCGAGCCAGTGGTCTAAGTTTATCCAATTATCAAATGACACTACACACGTTAAAATTGAGTTACAAGGTGAGGATGTTACTTTTCCACACTCAAATATTTATAGTATTCAACAGGTAATACCCGACTTTAGACCTTGGGGCATTCGTAAAAGCGGTGTGTTAAAATCATTGAATAAAGACAGTGGATTTTTAAAAATACGAAAATCAAACTCATGGAAGGATATCGCAAAATATAGTTATGATAAAGTAGGAAAAGAAAACCAGGGTACAAGTCGAATACGTAGAAATGGTAAGTGGTTAGGACAAGGAAATATAGGCAGTTAAAAATAGTTGAACATTCAACTATTTTTTTATATTATAGAAAATGAAAGAGGTGATTAATATGAAAATTATTATGGTGGCATTGGTTTTTAACGGTTTGGATTTGGTGACAGGTATCGTTGGTGCTTTACGAGAAGGCGAGCAGATCAAGTCTAACAAATTAAGAGACGGACTTTTTAAGAAGGTTGGCTTTATCTTTTGTTATACTTTAGGTATTGCTATTAACTATGCTGAAACTTATTTAACTTTGCCGTTTGGAGTTGATTTAGTACCGGTGATTTGCACATATGCAATTATCACAGAGGTGGTTAGTATTATCGAGAATATTTCAAAAATCAACAGTGATATTTTACCGGATAAACTAAAAGCATTAATCGGGTATAAAGAGGGTGAATAATATGGATTTTGATAAAATAAAGCAGAATGTTTTAAATTCTAGTGAAACGTCAACGAGTGAAAGCGAAAGTATTTCCGGTTCAGAACTCCATGAAGAATTTGAGATCAATAACTTTTTACCGGAGTTCGAGCCTTTAAAGTTAAGCGGTAAGAATTTAGCTCAGCAATATGTGAGTGCATTCAATACGGGTATGAATATTTACCAATGTTTAAATTATTTACAAGGATATGTTTATACACTAGTAACGGCAATGAATGAAACGATTGAGGCATGGAATACAGTAGTACCATTACTAGAACAGGCAACCAAAGAATGGACAGACGAGGAATTTGACTATAAATGGTCAATCTTAAAACCTCAAGTTATTGAACTTGTTACAAATTTAACAATTGAGACTTTTAATAAGTCATGGGAAGAATTAAAACCGGTTGTTATTAAGCTGGCACAAGATACAACAGACGCTGAATTTAAAAAACAATGGGATATTTTAAAACCGCAAGTTATTACTTTAGTTGAGGAAACAACAACAAATAAATTTAATGAGGAATGGGAAAAATTAAAACCTACGATTATACAATTATCAACAGATACAACAATTGCGCAATTTAATAGATCATGGGAAGAATTAAAACCTAAAGTTATTGAATTATCACAAACTACAACAAGTAATAAATTTGATGAAAAATGGGAAGAATTACGACCTCAAGTTATTGAGGTGGTACAGACTACAACAAGTGATAAATTTGATGAGAAATGGACCGAATTACAACCAACATTAACAGAAATGGTTAATAATTTAGCTGAAACACAAACAACAACAACATTTAATGAAAAATGGGAAGAGCTAAAACCTCAAGTCATTGAGTTAGCTCAAACAACAAACACAAAGTTTGATGAAAAATGGACCGAACTACAACCAACATTAAATACAACGGTTGAGAATTTAGTTAATACAAATTTAGATACATTTAAAAGTACACTGTGGCAGGAAGTTACAAAAAATAATGATTTTCCTTTCTTGCTACCGGAAAACTTTGGGGCGGTTGGTGATGATGTTACGGATGATAGCACAGCTTTTAATGAATGTTTTAGCGCGTCTAATGATAGTGGTAAACCTATTTTATTAAGTAAATCTTATAAAATAGATAATATGCTTAATGATATTACAGGTTTACAACTATATGGTATAAATAGCAATTGTGGTTTTACTTTAGGTGATACTACTTTTATAGATAGATTAGATAATTGCTATTTTGAAAATATATGGTTTAGTACTAATTTAGTTAATTATAGCAATACTATTTTTAATACAATCAATAGTTGTTTATTTAAAAAATGTAAGTTTTTAGACGTGAATTTTTTATGTAAAAAAATTGGAATAATTAATTATGATACACAAAGTGTTGAAGTACTTGATAGTTGTATATTTACTAATGTTGGAATATATATAAATACTAGTGACACTTATTTTGCTGATAACGTTTATATTAATAATTGTGTTTTCTATAAACAAAGTGATGTAACATATAGTAAAAAAATAATTGATGGGTCAATTGGAGCAAATATTTATTTTAATAATTGTAATATTGAAACATTAAAAACAGACGATACTTATTTAATTGATACAAATGATAATTTAATATTTAATAATTGTAATATTAGAAATTTATCAAATTATTATATGTGTAATATGGTAACTACTAATAATTTTTATAATTATTGTGTATTTAATAATTGCCGTATATCAACAAATAAATTAATTAATTATACAGACACTAACAATTTTATAAATATTAAAATTATTAATTGTAATTTAATTGTTGACTATTTACTAAATGCAACAAATAATTGCAATTTATTATTAGAAAATAATATATTTAAAGAAAACTATATATTAAATGAAAGTAGTTTTGATATTAATGTATTAGAAATAACACAAAAATATAATAATACAAGTGAAAACATTTACCCGTGGGATGATGAAACAATTAAAAACAATGTATCAATTAATAGAAATGTTTCAACGGATTACTATGTTTTAGCTAAAAATGAATATAATTCAATTATAAAATTAGATTATTATTTTGGTTATAATTTTAACTATATACCACGAGCACCTTTTTATACTAATAACGTATTTATTTTAGGTTTAGATTTAGAAGGTTATGAGCTTAAAAAATCATTAATGAGTAACGAACTGTGTAAACTATTAAATGGTGATGGTCAATTAATAGATTATGTTTACTTAATGTTAGATACCGCAACAGTTACAACAATAAAACAAGAACCTAACTATATTAGAACAGATATAAGTATGAAATATTTACCTTATTTCGCTAAACTTAAAACAGATACAGAAGTGGGAGGAACATGCTATGTTAATAGCTGTATTACCTTAATTTTAGAAAAAACTAGCTCATAAGCTAGTTTTATTTTATTATATAGTAGGAGGTATTAATTATGGATAAAAAAGAATGTGAATTATCAAGTATTTACAAAATGAAAAAGCCGGAAGATATTCCCTATAATTTACCGGAAGGTCTGTCCGTATATTTTTATATCGAGTTTTACATGCAAGCTATGCACATACTAAAAGATGTGGATTATGAAAGATATAATATATGTAAACAAAAATTGCAAGAATTAGCAATAATAGAGGAGGAATTAAATTTATGAAACCCGGTCAAAAATTAGTGCATGATGGTCATGAGGTTTGTTTGTTTCCAATGGAAACTATGAACATCACGCAATGGTCAAGTCCAACAGCCGACTCACACTGTTGTGGACATCCATTCGATAATGCAATTAATGGACAGGTTCGCGTCCCCGTGTATGCCCCTTTTTCTTGTCACTTGTGTTATAGTGATAATCAAGGTAATACACGCGCCTACAGTTCAGATAATCCCGTATGGACACCAAACGGATTAAGCTATGTTACAGTTAGTTTTACGCATGACACCAACCCACCAACAGCAACGCAATATAAACAAGGTGATCTAATTTATCATACGGGTACGGCTGGGATGGCTACGGGAGATCACTGTCATATCGACCAAACATTTACACAAAACGCTGGATTAGTTTATTATGGTGTTACATGTAGATATGGAAATCAATGCTATGCGTTAAGCGGTTCAGAGCTACCGAATAATGTATTTTATGTAAATGATACAAATATTGTGAATGGATATGGTCAAGAATGGAAAACGTTTGAGGGAGGTCAACCTCCAACACCAGAACCCACATATAAATACACTAAACATTATTTCATGTTAGATGGGTTAGGTATTGATTTTGGTTTTTATAAAACAAAAGAAGAGATCAAACCAGAACCACCAACACCAACGAGCGAATGGTTTATACCAGGTGATATTAATAATACGCGACCACTTACAGAAGATGAATCCAAACAAAATTGGGTTGCGTTTTGGCAGTTCTTTAAAGCTAAGGGGTGGACCGCAAATGCGGTTGCTGGTATATTAGGAAACTCCTATTTTGAATCAACTGTAAACCCGAACCGGTGGGAGGGCGATGTACCCTTTGCACAACCGGTGGCAAGTCGTGGTTACGGACTTGTCCAATGGACACCATGGACGAAAATAATTGACTGGCTAAAAGAAAAAGGATATTATCCGGATGTGTCTAAGTTTGGAGTTGGAGAGTGTGAACGAATTCAATGGGAGATGGAAAATAATCAGCAATGGATACCTACAGCAGCCTATCCCGAAAGTTTCGCGAGCTTTTCAAAGTCGACAGCCGACCCTTATACACTAGCGATTGAATTTTTGGCCAACTATGAAAGACCTGCCGACCCGAATCAACCACAGCGTGGAACGAAAGCACGTGAAATTTATGATTATATCAAGGACAAATAAAATAGTTGAACATTCAACTATTTTTTAATAATATAAAATAAAAGGAGATGATTAAAATGAGTATAGGAGTCGTTAACAGTCAATTTACACCGCAAAGTAAAATTTATTTATTAAAGGGTTTAGAAATTGACGCAATGAATAACACTTTTTGGGGTGCATTCGATACACCCGAAAAACAATTTAATTTTTTTATTAATAATTACGATCACATTGTTTTTGAAAATTACACATATCAAAGAAAAGATGGGACGGTAGTTGTTCCGGGTGTTTATGATGATCTACGTTTATACAATTATTTGATTTATCAAAATGGTGATACAGGTAATAAAGCAAAATGGATTTACTGCTTTATTACAAGTTTGGGGTACTTAAATGACAATGCCACTAGTATTAGTTTTGAAACAGATGTAATACAAACTTGGCGTTTTGAGATTGAAAATAATTTTATGGAGTCATATATAGCTTATGAGCATAGGCCACAATATTATGATAATGGTGATGGTGTATATAGGCCGTGTATTAATACTCAGCCCGAAAATATAGAAGTTGGTACAGATTTAATTTCAGATAAACAGTATTTAATAGACCCTAACCAAAATACTAGTTTTGCCGTTATAGGTATGACATGTGATATGTCCGGAAAAGATAGTTACACTAACGCACAGCTAGGTACACCAAGTCAAGTTAACTATTATATATTACCTTTTAATCGAAACACGGGAACTGATATAACATCTTTAAAAATTGGAAGTGTGAGCGGAGCAACTATAACAATCAGCGGACTTTCAAAAGTATTAGACGCGGTACGAAAAAATGAAAAATTAGTCGGTAAATGTGTATCTATTGATGTAACCAATTCAATCCCGGGTTTAGTTGTTGAGGATGGTCAAGTTGTTATTAAACGTGATTGCTTTAGTGGCGAACAACAAGGAGATTATCAAATATTAACTTATAAAGCTAAGACCATGAATAACATGCTAGAAAATGATTTAAGCGCATTCCCAAAAACACAAATCTATGATATACCGGCGTTTATTGGATTTACTACATTCACAAAATTGTACACGTATCCATATAGCTATCTAGTTATTAGCGATAATAATGGAACTACAAAAGCTTTTAAAAATGAATTATGGCAGGATATTAAAAACGCTCAATTTATTTGTGTGGGTTCACCTAACAACTCAAAAATGAATATAATACCATTAAATTATAAAGTAACAAAATCAAATGATTTATATTCAAGCTTAATAAATTTAGAAAACTCGTTTGAATCCCAATATGAGACTAGTCTACCTATTATTAGTGACACAACCGCATTAATGTTACAATCATCACGTAATTCTATGAACGTAGGATTATCAAACATTAGGCGCTCAAATGAAACAAATTCAGCTATAGCAAGCGCAACCGGTAATGCACTAAGTGCGCAAACAAGTTTACAAAATAACTTGAATCTAAGTGTAACCGGAAGAAATGCGAATCTAGCTAGTAATTTGAATGATTTACAGAATAAGTCGAATATGATCAATGCGAGTATAAGTGCGATTGGTGGATTAAGTGGTGGTATTGCCAGCGCTTTAACCGGTAATATTGGTGGTGCTGTTGGTAGTTTGGTTGGAGCTGGTTTAGGCATTGGACAAACAGCCATGCAAAACCAAATCAATACAAAACAAACCAACATGCAAAACGCAAACGCACTTGCAAACGCAAATGCACAGGCGAGTGCTAACAGTCAATCAACCGCAATAGGAAACCAATTAAGACAACTAACAACACAGTATCAAAATCAAACGAACATTCAGAACGCTATGGATAGCTACAACGCTCGTATTCATGACGCACAGGCGACAGCCGATAGTATTGTCACGGGTTCTAATAATCTAATGCGACAAATAGCACTAGATTTAAACACATTCATATTATATGTGTATAGGCCAACAGATGAATATAAACAGAAATTAGAAAAAATATGGAATATGCGCGGTTATGCCACTAATACAATTGACTACCCTAACTTACACTCTAAAATCTCATGGAACTATGTACAAACTGTAAAGTGTAATATTAAAAGTACAAATATCGACCCGAACGACTTGGAAAAAATCAAACGTGTATTTGATAATGGTGTTACCCTATGGCACAATAAGAATGTTGGTGATTATAGCCAAAATAACGGCGAAAGATATTCATATACACAGTGTGATAAATACGGGAATTATAAAGAAAAGAAAGTACATTAATAAAAAAGGTTGACGGTTCAACCTTTTTTATTTAACATATGATTAAAAGGAGATGATTAAAAATGGATTTATTGAATGACACGAGTTCGTTTACAGATTATTGCCGTAATGCGGTGGATGTTGCTACGATGAACAATGGAGAGGCTGACTTTATCTATTATACGTATTTACAAATGTTAAGCTTAAATATGTTTAAATATAAAGGTTTGCCGGAGTCCATTAACACATTTTATCTAGAATATATCTTACAAACACGTGGTTATATTGGTTTTTATAATGATGAAAGATTAGGCTTAATCTGTAGTGAAATCACATTAGGCGGTCGGTTAAACCACTATCAAATGCCAACCGAATATCATACAGTTTCAACAAGCCCACTTATTAAAAAGAATCTAACAAGTGAGGAGTGTGTAGTTATGAAAAACAGTCCTTTATATGTTGGTATTTTTCCTTACTTAAATTTTTATGCTAAAAAATTAGCGTTAACAAGTCGAACGATGGACCAAAACTTAACAATGCAATGGACACCATACATTATTACAGGTGATAGACGAATGTTACAACAATTTAAAGTATTTATGAAAAAGATTTTGCAAGGTGTTCAAACGATCTTTACCTCAAAAGGTTTTAGGATGGAAGACGTGAACGTTCTACAAACGAATGCGCCTTTTATTGCCGACGAATTGCACGGCATGAAACAAGCGATTTTGCGTGAGTGCATGACTCTATTAGGTATTGAAAATGCCAACATGGATAAAAAAGAAAGATTAGTTGCGGATGAGGTCAACGCCAACAATCAACAGGTTATTGCGTCTCGTAATATTTGGCTGGGTGAACGTAAAAAAGCGATTGAAGAATTAAACAAAAAATTTAATTTAAACGCTAGTGTTGAGTTTGCACCATATGAAGATTTTGAAGACATCATGAAATTACTTGAGTTAGACTCAAATACGAGTGTTAAAGACCTTAATATTGATAAGAATTTAGATGTAAAAGAAGGTGATAGCGATGTTTAATAAATTAAAAGTACCTAATTATCTGTTAACTTTACAAAGTCCGGTACTTGCAGAAAATACCGAGACTATTTGCGGAGTCTGTCACAACTTGGCATTTACGGAGTTAATTGACGCTCAATATGAATTAAGCGATATGGAAGTTTTAGAGATCGCTCGAAAAAAGATTTTTGATTTTAATTATACATTCTATGATGACATTGAAAAACGTAAGGCATTAGAAACGGGAATTTTAAAGCATTTTTGGTTTGATGAAATTGGACAAGAGACCTATGCATATTGGAAATTTGAACTTCAACATTGGTTTGAGATTAATATGGACCGTTATTATACACTATTTAAAACTATCCCATTCCAAGACCAGAACGACCCTACGGCAAACACGAACTATACAGAAACGTATACACGAGACAGTCGAGGGAATACACAAGCAAGCGGAGAAGATACGAGTATCGCTTTACAATCTGTAACCCCGGAAGGACGTGTCGACATTGAGACAAATGACTATGTTAATAACATCGCTAAAACTATCACTAAACCAAAAAGCGCGAATGATACAACAGGACATGAAGAATATAGTTTTAAGCGTAAAGGTAATATTGGTATTCAGACATTGGCGGAGGTGTTACAAGGTTCAAGACGTGCGGTTATTACTATCGAAAATGACTTATACACAGAATTACAGGAATATGGATTATTCTTTAATATTTTTTAGGAGGTAAAGAAAATGAATATTAATGTAAATAAATATTATGATTATAGACGAAAAGTATTAGGTACATATATAGATCGTGATGGTGCTTACGGTTCTCAATGTTGGGATTTATACTATGATTGGTGTGAAAAGAACGGATTTAAAGGTGCTAATTGCACAAGTAGCGGATATGTTAAAGATATTTGGTTAAACCGAGAAACAAATGGAATGAAATATAATTGTGTTGAAATTACCGAGTTACAACCTGGTGCAATTGTTGTTTTCAAAGAAGTGCCAAATATTACGCCTTGGAGTCATGTCGCTATTTTTGACAGTGATGTAAACGGATTATATGGTCGCTTTTTAGGTGCTAACCAAGGAGATAAGAACGGTTTAGTTAATATCGTTACACTACCATATTCAGCGACATTCGATACGGCTTTTATGCCTAAAGCTATGATTTTAAGTGATGAAAAAAGTGAAAAGGTATTAAATGAAATTCCAAGTGATTTTATTAAGGAATATGGAACTTTTTATCCTAATTGTACAATAAAAATTAGAGAAGCACCAAGCCAAAAAGGAAATGACACAGGTTTATATTATACAAATGGTATGAGTGTACGATATGACGGTTATGTTAAGCGTGACGGGTTCGTGTGGATTAGTTGGATTGGCAGTAGTGGAAAACGTAGATGGATGGCAGGCGGTGAATTAAATTCAAAAGGTGTTAATTACTTGCCGTATGGAGTGTTTAAATGACACGTTCAATAGATTGGTATAATCCAACTAACATAAAATCATACAATAAATTTCTAAACTTTATCATTGGCGGTCGTGGAATTGGTAAAACATATGGGTTCAAAAAAGACTGTATCAGTCGATACAAGAAAAAAGGAAAACAATTTCTTTATCTTAGAAGATACAAAACGGACTTAAAGAAAATCAAAACATTTCTAAATGATCAGTTTGAAAATTTCAAAGATGATGAGTTTAAAATTACAGGTGGTAGCAACTTTACCACCTTTTATGTAAATGGTTGTGAAATGGGATATGCCACATCTTTAACAGCATTCGCGAGTTTAAAATCAACAAGTTATGTAGACATTGATACAATTATTATGGACGAATTTATACCGGAAAAGGCCGGATTTAATGCCTACATCCCGAATGAAGTAGAAATATTATTAAATATCATTGACTCTATATTTAGACAACGAGAAGGGCATGTATATTTATTAGCAAATAACGCAAGTATCGTTAACCCTTATTTTAGTTATTTTGGTATCACACCCGACCCAAACAAAGAATTTAATACATTCAAAGGTAATGAATCCGTTGAGCAAATAGTTGTACAAATTTGTCATAGTGAATACAGAAAAGGAAATCAAGAAAAATCGAAATTCCATAAATTAATCTCCGGGACAACATACGGAGAGTATAACGCTGGTAACTTTGCATATGATACAAATGATTTTATTAAAAAGAAAACGCCAGAGTGTGATTATTTATGTACGTTATATTTTGAAGGTGTTTATTATGGTACATGGGTTGATATGAATACAGGATATATTTACATTAACCAACAAACAAATAAAGAATATGGATATTGTTATAACATAGGAACGACAACCCGTGAGAATATGATGATAGCTAAGCTATGGCGTAAAGACCAGCGTCTAAACGTGTTAATACGATCATATCGGGATGGGTGCGTTTATTACAATAACCAAGAAACGAAACGATTATTAAGCTATATACTAAGTAAATATTAAAATAAAAAGAGTGCCATTGATGCACTCTTTTAAGTTCACATTTTTAAATTGTATTTACCAACAGTATATAAATAGTATGTATGTTTATCACCATACTTTTCATAATACTTATTATATATATCTTGAACAATTTCATAGTCTGTAGAATGAACCACAATTAAATCGTCAAATGTAAAATAAAATTCTAAGCTTTCGGGCGTATCCACCAATAACATTAAATATCATCCTTTCTTTAACTTTGCCAGTTAACAGCCAAGCAAATAAATAATAACAATAATAACAACATCATTTAACCACCTTGTTAATTTGTTTTGTAAAATAAGCCACAACAGCAAATGCAAACATTTTATTACGATCTTCCGTATCATTATAAGCTTGCATGGTCATATAATCTAAAACAGCATGTTCAACACCATTAACCTTAATATCTTCTAATATAGCTCTGTGCCTATTAAAAGGATGGTACAAATTTAACTTAATATCACATCTAATATTACTCGTTTTAATAATTTCATATGAGGCAACACACAACCCATTATAAAACAACCCTATAATTTCACCGAAAGAATGTTCCATAAATTCCACAAATATCACCTACCAATTCTCGCCATACATAGACACGAACATATTATTAATATATTCATGCCTTCTAACGCTAACTAGTAATAAATAATATTGTCTGTAACTAATCAAACCTTGATTATAATAAGAGTGTATTAAGTTCTCTCTTTCAATATCGCTTGTAATACCGAGCGTTCTATTTAATTCAGAACACAAGCGATTGAGGCTATTATAATTAGTCATATTCTAGCCCTTCTTAACAATCCTACAAACTTCTTTAAGCTTGTGACTAATCATTTCATTCAATTCAAGGTAACCCTCAAAATCTACGTCTTTATCATTATAGATGTCTTCAATTGTTTCAATACAATCAATATTATAATCAGATAAAAATTTTAATACATTTGGTAATTCATGCAATCCATTAATCTCTTTCAAAACACTATCATATGCGTTTTGAATATACTCTTTATATTTTTCTTTAGTCATTTTGTTTCCTCCATTTTATTTTATTTCTAAAATTACATCATCATTTAATACATTCATATATAACAAACATTTAAAACGCATTAAACTCAAACACTCATCGTGTAAACTTAATAGTTTAATTCTTTCATGTTCATAATCAGTTAACATAAAGCCAACTGTATAAGCTCCAAGTAATTCACCATAATATTCGCGAAAGATACGATTGACATCATTCACATTATCACAAACAGACATTAGTTTTATACACTCATCTTTTATTGAATAAAAATAATTACGTATTTGTTTAAATGTCTTATTACTCATTTCTTAAACCCTCCATTTCTTTGTACCCTAATTATAGCACACATATTCTAGAATACAAGTGTTTTTATAATTTCACATAATCCACTACGGACCCGAGCGTGTCAATGTTTCCCGTTGAACATTGTTAGGTT